CTCGACCCCGAGTACAAGCCACTGAATACACGTGGTGTATCGTCGCCTATGACTAGCCATGATCGATGCTGTGCTAATGCTACCCAGCTCTGGGCCATCCATTTCTCGACCCCAACTCTACCCACCTTGGCATTCAACCAGGCTCGTCCTCTTGCTATGTCTGCGATGCTGAGTTCATGCTTCGAATGCTCCGTATTGAAGTCCGAATAGTCACTCGATGTCCAATAACCACCCTGCTTGCGCGTTTCATCGTGCTCCATGACCCATTCTACAACGTCCACAGGCATCTGTTTACCATACATGCCGTCAAAGGACATCATCTTCTCCAGATGTACTGACGTATATGCCTCTATTGTATAGTAACCGTCATTGGCTGCATGTATGGCTCGGTTCTTCTCTCCAGGTTCATGTTTTGTGCTCGTTCGAGCATCCGCTGTTGGTGGTGAAAGCAACACCTGCCACGGGTACGCCTCATCTAGACACTCAACAACCGCCTTCTTGTTCGGTCTATCCTGTGCCCTCAGACGTTCGTCAGCCACAAGCACCTCCCTTGCAATTGGGCGTATCGAGCTTGACCCACTTGGCATATGATGGTGCCGCGCTTGCCACCATTCGTCTATGCCTTCCACATTGCGACCACCAGCCTGGATCGCCGATATATGTGTTTTCGCAGTACGTGAACAACTGTCGTATAGCAAGTCTGCCCAATCGGCCCTTGGATTGCGATGCAAAGGCAAGAACTTGGGAACGCCCCAACTCCTTCTGTTCCTAACTTCTTCATACCAATCAGCCTCTGTTTCTGATCTGCTCGTTACGCTGAATATCACACGCAGTTGTTGCACCACTGGTCCTGTCACGAAACCAAAAAGGTTGGAACGTAAAACCCAATCCCAACCACCCTTAAGTACTTTGATCCACTTTTCGACAGGTAATTGGAACCATCCTGCTGCAATCATCTCTGCGCGTAATACCTTTGATATCGAATGGCAAAACACTATGGTAGCCGTCACACTCCATTCCTGTCCCTTGGATATCTTGACCAGGTTCTTGTCATGCTCATCAATTGGGACAACTCCTTGTATCATATCGAGATGCAGCTTAACTGGGCTGCCTCCAACCCACGATTCCGGATCACGTTCACCTTCGAATGCCTCTGTAGTACGTTCCTCTTGTGGTACGCTAATATTGACTCCTGCCCATATGCGCCGCAAACTCGAACCATTCACCATCCCCGCGTGCATCTCATAACGGTACAGTGCCTCGCTACTCCTGCGCATAAGTGGCCATGTTGGCACGCTTGCCTCCCTCAGGCTTCTGACCCAGCTTCGCCAGTACTTGGGTCCACAAAGGTAGCGTCCACCGGTGTCCCTTGCCCAGTTTCCTCCGTAACTATCGACGAGGACTCCTGGTGAGGCACCCCAGTACGCGATGTGCCACCACGGGTTTGTGCACTGCCACGAGCACTCGTTTTTGAAGTCACCGTCTTGCGAAAGATGCCATCCTGTGTTAGCCCTGGCTTCTTGGCCTGTGAGGATACACTCTCCTGCGTCACAGTCTCTGCATCCGATTCCAACTCCTCCCCACCACGCAGAGGCACTAAGGGCGGCTGGCTCGGGTGATCGCTGTCGCTGTTGATCTCCGAACCCGAGTCCCGTGGTTCCGGTTCGTTCATATACGACTCCCCGTCTGACCCCTGGTCCGAACTCTGCTCCTGATCGCTCTCGTGTGCTCCCTCCGATTCCGAGCCCGATAGCGGATTCGGTAATGGGATTAGCTTTGGCTGGCTCGAATGCGAGCTTGAGCTCTTTTCTTTCGTAGGCTGGCCCAACTGCATGCC